ACATTCTCCTGTGATTTAGATCATGGTGAACAGAATGAAAAAGCCAAAGCAACTGTTCGTGTTGATTTATCCACAATAACAGTTGAAAAGGGTGAGGGACATACAAACAATATTGCGTTATTTAATGATGTTGGTGTAGTGATGAAATATCCTACAGTTGATGTTATTAAAAAGTTAGAAGGTTTTGATACTAATGACTTAGATACAGTCTTTGATATTATGGCTTTATCTATTGATTACATTTATGATGGTGAAGAACTATTTTATGCTAAAGAAAGCACTAAACAAGAATTATTAGCGTTTATTGAAAATTTAACTTCAGACCAGTTCTTAAAAATTCAACAATTCTTTGAGACAATGCCGAAAGTTAGAAAACACATTGAATATGATTGCCCTGTATGTAGCAGACATCATATTAAGGTATTGGAGGGACTCCAAAGTTTTTTTTAGTATTGCTCAGTCATGAATCGCTCGAGAACTATTATAAAATGAATTTTGCGATGATGCAGTACCACAAATACTCTTTGGCTGAGTTAGAAGAAATGATACCTTTCGAACGAGAAGTATATGTCTTCATGTTAATCCAATATCTTGAAGAAGAAAAGAAAAGAATCGAATCCAAAAAGAGGATGTAATAGATGGCAAAACGAAACAGTAAAAATCAGCCACCAGTAGTTAATGTTAGCACAACAACTAATGTTAATGCATGGGACAGTGCTGCCTTTTCAAAGTTACTTTCAGAACAGGCAAAGGCTAATGAAACTGCCATCAAACAATTAGAGTCTTCTATGGCTCAGGCTGGCGCAAACCAGCAACAGTTGGCTGAACAAATTGCTCAGTCGGCTATGATGAAAGATATTAAAGAAGCATTGATTGCTCAACTACAAGACAAACAGTTTAATGAAGCAAAATTAGAAGCCATTAAACTGAAAGATCAAGAAAAGTTAAAGATCAAAGAAGCCAACGATGCTCTAAAAGAGAATCTACAACTTCGTAAGGAAGAAGTCAAAGCAATCGCCAATATCGCAAAAGGTATGCAGACTTTTGAAACGATGGGTGATAAATTTAGAGATATGGGTAAGAAACTAAAGGATAACTTTGGTTCAATGTCTGCTCTTAAAGTTACTGCTCTTAAGGCATTTAATGTTGGTGGTATCTTCAATAAGTCTATCGCTAAAGAGAAGTTCATCCAAACTCAACGTAAACTTGGTTCTGAAGACGATCGCAAAACTCTTGGAACTAAATTTGAATCTGCAAATAAAACAGCAAAAGAAATTAAACGAAATGAGTCAGAGTTATCTCAGTTTAAGAAAGATACTGGGATGTCTGAAGCCGATCTTTCAAAGACCAAAGAAGGTAAACGACTTCTAAGTAAACGTGACGACTTATCCAATGAATATGCCAAGAGTGATCTTAAAGCAGGATTGGTTAAACGAGATTCTTCTAGTTTAACAGATTCAGTAGTTAAGAAAGAATCTCCTACTCAACAATTTGCTGATTCAGGTGCAAATGAAGAGCGAGAACTAGAACAAGCCAAACACGAAGAAAAGATGGACGATCTTTTGATTAAGATTGAACAGAATACTCGTGGCGATTCTCCTGCGCAAAAGGCAAAACCTGCTGAAGAAAGTGGTGGTGATTCTGGTGGAGGTGGTAAGTTTGGTAAGGCACTTGAAGGAATGAAGAAATTCGGTATTGGTTTAATTGCCATTGCTGGTGCTCTTTGGGTTGCTTCTAAAGCATTCGAAAACTTTGGTAATATTGAATGGGAATCTATCGGTAAGGGTATGGTTGCTCTTGGTGGATTAGTCATTGCTGCACTGGCTTTAGATAAAGTTAAGGGTAACATTATTGCTGGTGCTGCAGCACTGGGTATTCTTGCTTTGGCAACATGGGGTATCGGTGCTGCGCTTGGAACATTCGCTGAATTAGACTGGGAAACAATCGCTAAAGGTATGGCTGCAGTTGCTGGTCTTGGAGTTATCGGTGCTATTGCTGGTACTGCTGCACCATTAATCTTTACTGGTGCTCTTGCTTTAGGTGCAATGGGTGCTGCACTTTGGGTTATTGGTGAAGCAATGCAGGCAGTTGGTAAAGGTTTTGCCGAGATGACTGCTGGAATAGAGACACTTGGCAAACTAGATGGTAACAATCTTCTTATGGTTGGTGCTGGTCTTGCAGCTATTGGTGCAGGCATGGCAGTGTTCGGTGCTGGAACAGCTGCAGCTGGTATCGGTAATCTAGTTGGTGGATTCTTAAATCTAGTCACTCCTGGAAAATCTCCAGTTGAACAGATTATGATGATGGGTGAACGTGGACAAGATATCAAAGCAGCTGGTGATGGTGTTATGGCTTTGGCAACTGGTCTGGGTAAATTCTCGTCAATTGATACTAAAACAATTAAGGCAATCTCTGAACTTCCGATTGACAAAATTGCAGCAATGGGTGCAGCGTTACGTCCAGCTGGTGCAGTTGAAGGTGGATCTAGAGCAAATGCTGATGCCAGTGCTACTGCTGGCGGAGGTGGTGGTAATAAGACCAATGTGGTCAATGCTCCAGTCACTAATAACTCTAGTACTAATCAAGTTATTAAGTCTCCGATTCGAAATCAAGAATCATCTCAATCTAGATACATACAAACTAGATACGCATAAAAAATGGGATCATAAAGATCCCATTTTCATTTCTAACCTAAAGATTAATCTTCTTTAGCAATCTTCTCAAAATAAGACATAACATCATCATCGTCTTCTTCTATCGCCTTAGGTGCTGGCGCAGGTTTAGAAGCGATCTTTGGTGCAGATGCTACTGGACGATCTTCATCTTCAGCGATCTGTGCAGCAGACTTGCTAGCAAAAGAATCACCAGATAAAACCTCATTGAGTTTCTTCTTCAACTCATCATAAGACTTAAAGTTCTTACGATCTGTAAACTCAGCCAACTTGACTTGAGCAGAAGCGATCTTAACGATCTCATCATCAGAACCAATTGCTGATGGCTCCATAAATGCAGACTCATCATAGTTTGCGTAACCATCTTTCTTACGCATACGGAGTTTGAAGTTTGCACCTTCCCAGAAGTCAAACACATTGACTGGTTTTTCATCTTCAAATGTTGGACGTGCTTTGTCCATGATCTTATCAAAGATTTTCTTGCCAAATTTCCACAAGAATACTTTACCTTCATTCTCTGGGTGCTTTGGATCAGACACAATAAGAATGTTGGCAGTAAAAGAAAGACGACGCTTTTGTTTACGTGCGATTTCTTTGTTTGCTTCAGAACCAGAGTTCCAAAGTTGGGTATTTAACTCACCCACTGGATCGTTCTCACCAAGAGTTGTTAGTGAGTTTTCGATATACCACTTACCAGTTGGTCCTTGAAAGCCATGAGAAAAGATACGAACCCATGGGAGTTCATCACCTTCTACACGTGGCAAGAAACGGATAGTGGCTGTGCCATTACCTGCTTTGTCACCTTCTAATCGCCAAAAGCGATCATCGGTAAAAGATTTTGTTTCGGATTGGGGATTTGCGACTTTTTCGAATGCATTAGAGATTGCACCAAAGTCTGAGTTGCGCATTTTGCGTAGTGATTGAATATCCATCGTATTTCCTTTGTATTAAATGTATGTTAAGTATTTTTAGTATCTGTAGTTTCATCTATGTCAAACTCATCATCTGAGTCATCATAATCTTCTTCAACATAACTATTTATCGTTCTCATTCCACCAGTTTTTTTACCGTTTGAATGTTTGGCAGGTTTCCCTAAACGATTACCAAATTCTGTGTCATCAAAACTTCTTGATGACTTATGATATGTCCTGCCCATATTACTCTGCAATTTCTTCCTTAAAATGACTGAAGATTTTGCCAATCTTTATTTTATCGTATTTCACGAATCCAGTCAACTTTTTAATTCTTCGCATCTCATCTTCCCAAATGTATCTTACAGATGGATGAGTTACCCAGTCGTCAAGCATTCCAGTCATATCGTCTATAATATTTAATGTTTCTATTGCAATTTTACCACCAACGAATAATTTTAATGCTACAGGATATTCGTTTTCTGTAAATTGAAATATTGCAGTGGGTTTCAACTTGTTTAATTCAATGTGTGTTATTAGTGATGCCAAATCATCAACGAAAATCTTAGTCATCGATTGTTTTCGTTTCTGCCATTGTAAATAATTGTCTTCTGCTTCTTGTCCAGCATAAATTGCTTGGTCATTACCATATGCAAAGTTGGATACAAAAAACTGTATGATATCTTTATCATCTGGTCGTTTGTTCGCTAACTTCTCAAATATGTATCTATCATTACGAGCATTAAATGCCTCACGAGTACCACGAACACTACCTCTGTTCTCAAAAACATTAAATCTGTCTGTGGTAAAGTGAAGTTTAATTGCTAGGTAATAACGATATGCCTTAAATCCATCCATTACACATCCAGTTGTGCTTGCTTTGGTAAGTAGTTTAAATCACGAAAATTCATTTCAATTTTATCTTTCAGAGACTTGTTAATCAACTTCGATACATCTTCTGGCTCTAGATAGTTTTCTTTACAATATTCAAGAACAGCATCCATATATGTCATTTTGCTATCACGAACCATCTGCTCTATGTGAAGAGAGAATTCGTTTGCAGTTTTAAACATTTCGTTCCTTGTTAATCCAGTACTGAGTTGCTTTAAGTTCATGATCTACCTTTTCATATTCTTTGAGTTTATTTTTATAGAGTTTCCAAACAGGTGTATCCGTTCTATCAGGATCCATCTGTCTTTCAAACTTCTCAAGGAACATAGAGAAGAATTTATCTAATTTCATCTTTTGGACTTGTAAGTCACTATACTTCTCGTTCAGCGTCATAATATATTATACCTTATTTGTCATTGCAAGACAAGTTAATCATGTTGCCACCATAGAATGCAACATCCATGATAAGTGCATC